ATGATTGAAGGGCCTTCGGGTCTTAAAAGCATCGCCAGAAAAGGCAATCGACCGAGTTATGAAGTGTCGCGGCGGCGGCTGCGCTGGCCCGATGGCGGCGTGGCCTATGCCTATTCGGCGGAAGATCCGGAAAGTCTGCGTGGACCGCAGTTTCACTACGCCTGGGCGGACGAGTTCTGTGCCTGGCGGCATCCGGCGGAGACGCTTGCCATGTTGCGGATGGGGTTGCGGCTGGGGGAGAAGCCCCGGCTGTGCCTGACCACGACGCCCAAGCCTATCAGGGCCTTGCGCAATCTGATGACCGAACCGGGCGTCGCGATCACACGTGCGGCGACGAAGGAGAATGCCGAAAACCTGGCGCCGGCCTTCCTGCAGGGATTGGCCGGTCTCTATGGCGGCACACGGCTGGCGGCGCAGGAGCTGGAAGGGCTGGTGGTCGATGACGACAACCGCGCCCTGTGGCGGGCCGATGATCTGGGGCGGTGTTATGGCGCGCGGCCGGAGCGGTTTGACGCCGTGGTGGTGGCGGTCGATCCGCCGGCATCGAGTCATGGGGACGCCTGCGGGATCGTGGTGGCCGGCCGCCTGGGCGAGCGGGGATATGTGCTGGAGGACGCGACCGTGTCCGGCCAGTCTCCGCTTGGCTGGGCGCAGGCTGTGGCCTCGGTGGTGGCTGAGCATGGCGTTCAACGGGTGATCGCCGAGGCCAACCAGGGCGGAGAAATGGTGCGGTCGCTGCTGGCCATGTCAGGCTGTGATGTGCCGATCGAACTGGTCCATGCGCGGGCTGGCAAGCGGACGCGGGCGGAACCGGTGGCGGCCTTGTACGAGCAGGGTCGGGTGAGTCACTGCCCGGCAAAAGGCGGCCGGTTCGCGGAACTGGATGAGGAACTGATGGCCTTGGGAAGTGGCGAGCTGGGGAAGAGCCCTGATCGCGCTGATGCTCTGGTCTGGGCGCTGGGAACCCTACTGGTGAATGGGCGGGCGGAGCCGAGATTGCGGCGGGTTTAGGAAGCAGGAAACCCCTCCGTCGGCTGCGCTTAGCTAGTAGGAAGTAAGAACCCCCACCACCACGCCGCAAGAGCGGGGAGGTATAAGAAGGATTTTAGATGTTTGAGAAATTCAACGGCCTTTTCAGGCGTGAGCAGAAGCAATCGGCGGCAGGATCGGTGATCGCCATGAATGTGGTGGGGCGGCCGGTCTGGACGCCGCGGAATTATACGGCGCTGGCCAGCGAAGGCTTCGCGAAAAACGCCATCGCCTATCGCTGCGTGCGGATGATCGCCGAGGCCTGCGCGTCAGTGCCTTTGCGGGTGGAGTTTGATGGGCGGCGCGCGCCGGATCATCCGCTGCAATTGCTGATCGACCGGCCCAATCCGGAACAGGGCGGGGCCGATCTGCGCGAGGCGCTTTATGGCGGTTTGCAGACGGCGGGTAACGCCTATGTCGAGGCGGCGTTTCTAGATGAAGGTGCGCCGGGAGAACTGTGGAGCCTGCGGCCGGACCGGATGAAGGTGGTGGCCGGGCGTTCGGGATGGCCGGAGGTTTATGAATACGCGACCGGCAGCGGCAAGTCCATGATCGGCCGTGATGGCGAAGGCTGGCTGAAGGTGCTGCATCTGAAGCTGTGGCATCCGCTCGATGACTGGTACGGGTTATCGCCCCTGGAGGCGGCGGCCTTTTCGATCGACGTGCATAATGCCTCGGGCGCCTGGAACAAGGCGCTTTTGGATAATGCGGCGCGGCCCTCCGGGGCGCTGGTCTATGGTTCGAAGGCCTCCGAACGGCTGACCGAGGATCAGTTCGCCCGGCTGAAGGATCAACTGGCCGACACCTATTCCGGGCAGGACAATGCCGGGCGGCCGCTGTTGCTGGAAGGCGGGCTGGACTGGAAGCCGATGTCGCTGACGCCGTCGGATATGGATTTCATCCAGGGGAAGAATGCGGCGGCACGCGAAATCGCCTTGGCCTTCGGGGTGCCGGCACAGTTGCTGGGGATACCGGGCGATAATTCCTATGCCAATTACAAGGAGGCCAATGCGGCTTTCTGGCGCAATGCGGTGTTGCCGCTGGCCGAGAAGACAACGCGATCCCTGAGCGCCTGGTTAGAAGGGAAATTTCCGGGGACGCGGATCGTCAACGACATTGAGGCGCTGCCGGCGCTTTCGGCGGAACGCGATGCGCTGTGGGCCAGGCTGGAGGCGGCGAGCTTCCTGAGCGATGCCGAGCGCCGGCATCTGGCCGGATTAAGTGAGGTAGGACGATGAACTTCTGGCAAGTCGTGCCGGTCGCGGCGGTCATTACGGTCGTTATACAAACAGCGTTCGTACTGTTGTGGGTAGGGCGGGCCGGGGCACGCCTCGACATGATGGAGCAGCGGCTGGAACAGCAGGCGGGCGTCAATGAGCGCCTGGCACGGCTGGAAGAACAGGCGTTCACACAGCGTGCCACGCTTGATCGGATCGAGACGAAATTGGATCGGGAATATTCATGACCTTGTATATCGAAGGCTATGCCTCGCGCTTTGGTGTGCGCGACCTGAATGACGATGTGGTGGTGGCCGGCGCTTTCCGTGAGACGCTTGTAAGTACGGGGGTGAAGGGCGTGCGGATGCTTTATCAGCATCAGGTGAAGTCGCCTGTCGGTGTCTGGGACGAGCTGCGCGAGGATGCCATAGGGCTTTACGTGCGTGGGCGGATTCTCGATCTGAACGCCGAGGCGCGGATGGTTGGTTCCCTGGTGAAGGCCGGTGTGGTCGATGGCCTCAGTATCGGTTTTCGCGCAGTGAAAAGCCGTAAGGACAGCGGCAGTTTGCGGGTGCTGACGGCGGTGGAGTTGTGGGAAATTTCCATCGTGACCTTCCCGATGCTGCCGAGTGCAAGGATCACGTCGATGCGTGAGGAGAGCGTGGCGGCGTAAGCGGGCGCCCGCGAAGAAAGCAAGAACCCCCACCACCCCGACCGCAAGCGGTCGCGGTCCCCCTCCCCGGCATAGCCGGGGAGGTACGAGAGACTATGTTTTTCAACTGGAGAAAATGGATGAAAGAAGTGAAACAGGCCGCGGCCTCGCCGGAGGTGCGTGCGGCCCTGCATGAGGTACTGGCCAATTTTGAGGCCTTCAAGGCGGCCAATGATCAGCGGCTCGACGCCATTGAGCACAAACGCGGCGACGGGCTTCTGGAAGACAAGCTGGAGCGCATCGAGGCGTCGCTGCAATCGGCCGAGAGTCGTCTGCAGCGCCTGATGAGCCAGAAGTCGCGTCCGGTGATCGAGGCCGGTTCGCGCCTGATTCAGCCGGATGAAGCCAAGGCAGCCTGGGAGGGCTACATGCGTTCTGGCCAAATTCCTAAAAATATTATGGCGATCGAACTGAAGGCGGGCATTTCGTCTTCGAGCGGTTCGGGCGTTCTGGCGCCGACCGAAACGGAAACCTTCATCGATCGTCGCCTGGCGCTGGTGTCGCCGTTCCGTTCGCTGGCCAGCGTGCGTCAGGTAGGCGCGGCCACCTTCAAGAAGCCGGTGACGACCGCCTCGGTGACCTCCGGCTGGGTGGCGGAAACCGCCTCACGTCCGGAAACCAATCCGGCGACGCTCGACCTGATCACCTTTGCTTCGGGCGAACTTTACGCCTCGCCTTCAGCAACGCAGGACCTGCTGGACGACGCCTATATCAATCTCGATGAATGGCTGGCCTCCGAAATCGAGGACAGCTTTGCCGCCCAGGAGACCACGGCGTTCGTTTCCGGTGACGGCACCAACAAGCCGAAAGGCTTTCTGAGCTATACCACGGCGGCCAATGCTTCGGCCACCTGGGGGCAGATCGGCTATGTCGCCTCCGGTGGCGCCAGCGATTTCGCTGCCAGCAATCCGACAGACGCGCTGATCGATCTGATCTATGCCCCGAAGGCGCAGTATCGCCCGGGCGCCAGCTTCGTGATGAACCGTCGCACGGCAGCGAAGATCCGCAAGTTCAAGGATGCCGACGGCAACTATATCTGGCAGCCGGCGATGGCGGCCGGACAACTGCCGCTGCTGCTCGGTTATCCGGTGCAGGAGATCGAGGACATGCCGGATGTGGCCGCCAATGCCTATTCGGTTGCCTTCGGCGATTTCGCCAAGGGCTATCTGATCGTCGATCGCGCCGGCATTTCGGTGTTGCGCGACCCGTATTCGGCCAAGCCCTATGTGCTGTTCTACACGACGAAGCGGGTCGGCGGCGGGGTGCAGAATTTTGATGCCATAAAGCTGCTGAAAATCGCGGCAAGCTAAGTAAGAAACCCCGCCACCGACGCGCAAGCGCGCGTCGGTCCCCCTCCCACCATAGGTGGGGAGGTATAGGGAAGGGGGAAATAATCCCCGGTGTTGTCAGTGGTCTTAGGCTTGCGGCCTGATCGATTTTTTCAAGGATAAATTCAATGGCTGATCCTGTCTCGCTTGATGAGGCCAAGCTCTTTCTGCGCGTATCGCATGACGCCGAGGACGTGCTGATCACGACCCTGATCGCAGCGGCGAAGACACGGCTGGAAGGCGAGTTGGGCATGACGCTCGATGACGCCTCTCCGGCGCCGCTGAGGCTCTGCCTCCTGTACCTGGTGGCGCAGGCCTATGGCAATCGCGGCGAGACGGCGATGGATCTGGAGGCGCTGGACACGTGGCTCTCACCCTATCGTGAGGTCCGCCTATGAAGATCACCGACTTGCAGACGCCGGCGCGGCTCTATGCCGTGACCGAGACCGAAAGCGTCTATGGCGGGCGGTCATTTTCGCTGGCACCGGCCGCGACGATCTGGGGCGATTTCCGGCCAGATACGCCGAGTGTGGAAAGCACGTCAGAGGGCGATGCCTTCGTGGTTCAGGGCGCAGATTTTCTTTGCCGGTCACAGGCGGGCATGGCGCGGGGTGGCCGGCTCAATCTCAAGGGGTTCGACTGGCGGATCGTCAGCCTCGATGAGAGCGCGGAGGGCCATGTGCGCGTGCGGCTGGAAAGGATTCATCAATGAGCGTTTCTGGGAGCGAGCTTCTGGATTTGCAGGCGGGGTTGCTGGCTCATCTGCGCGGGCAGGTTTCGCTGGCGGTCTGGCTGGGCGCGCCGGCGCGTATCTATGATCAGCCGCCGGCGGAGGTTGCATACCCGTATGTCAGCTTCGGGCGCGTGTCGGCGCAATCGATCGGCGGGGTAGGGGGCGATGTGACCGAGCAGGCGCTCAATCTGATGTGCGTGTCACGTTTCGGTGGCTCCGAGGAGGTCAAGGCCATCGCAGCCGAGCTGCGTGTGCTGCTTGATGGCGCGGCACTGGATGTGGCCGGGCTGGTGAACCTGCGCGTGACCTATATCGACGTGTTTCGTTCGGCGGACCAGCGGACGACTTATGCGCTGGTGCGGCTCAGAGCCGTGACTGAGGCGGTTTAAAGAAAGCAAGAAACCCCACCACCAACGCGCAAGGGCGCGTCGGTCCCATGGCTGGCGAAGGTCATGCCTTCGCCGACGCCAAACCCCGACAAGCGGGGAGGTACAAGAAAGGAGGCCGTGATGGCTGTGCAAAAGGGCAGGGACATGCTGCTCAAGATTTCCGATGGCGAGAGCTTCGTGACCGTGGCGGGCCTCCGCGCGCGGACAGTCTCGCTCAATGCGAAAACGGTGGACGTCACCGATTCCGGCAGCGGCGGCTGGCGCGAATTGCTGGCGGGGGCGGGCGTGCGCTCGCTGTCGGTTTCAGGCTCCGGCGTCTTCCGCGATGCGGCTTCGGATGCGCTGATGCGCGAGGCCTTTTTCGCGCAAGAGCAGGCGGACTGGCAAGTGATTGTACCTGATTTTGGCACATTCGCAGGGCCATTCCTGATTGCCGCTCTGGAATATGCCGGGCAGCACGATGGCGAGGCCAGTTTCGCCCTGACCCTGGCGTCGGCAGGTGAGGTCAGCTTTGCCGCCCTGTAATTCTGCGCGCGGTGAGGTGCTGGTTTCGCTGGGTGGGATCGAGGTGCGCTTATGCGTCACGCTCATGGCGCTGGCGGCGCTGGAAGGCCATTTCGGGGTATGCGGATTTGAGGCACTGGGTGAACGGCTGAAGGCGCTCGGCGCGGCGGATCTGATGTTTGTTTTGCGCGCTTTGGCGATGGACGAACTACCGGAGGGGATCGGCTTTGCCGAGGCCATTCGCGCCGTGGTCCGGGCATTCGAGGCGATGAATGGATAGCGGTGGTGTTGCCCCTCCCACCGCTTCGCGGTCCCCCCTCCCCATAAATGGGGCGGGCGAGGCAATCTGGATTTCGTTGTTTCGTCATGGCGTCCTGGGTTTGCGGCTGGCGCCGGAGGCTTTCTGGCACTTAAGCTGGCGCGAGTGGCAGATGCTCAGCGCAGCGCCGCAGCAGGCGGTTTTGAGCCGGCAGGCTCTGGAAGATTTGATGCGGGAGTTTCCGGATGAGTGATCCGTTTGGTAACCAGGCCGGCGAAGCGGGCGCCAGTCTGAAGAGTTTGGAGGTATCGGCATCCGAAACCGCCGGGGCCATCGATCAGGCCTTTTCAAAGGCTGGCGAGAGCCTGTCGCGCTCACTGGCGCGGGCGGCTTCGGATGGCAAGATCAGCCTGAAGGAACTGGCCTCGGCCGTGCTGGCGGCGGTCAATTCGGCGGCAGGCGTGTCGTCGTCTTCGGGGGGGCTGGGCAACGTTCTGGCCCAGGTCTTTTCATCATCGTTTTCAGGGGCGCGGGCGGACGGCGGGTTTGTCGGAGCGGGCGGCAGTTATCTCGTCGGCGAGCGCGGTCCGGAAGTGTTCCGGCCGGCGGTGTCGGGCACGGTTGAGGCCGGCAGTGCGTCGCCCAGTGTGAATGTGACGGTGATGGTTTCGGGCGGGGTGCAAGGTTTGGTGCGGTCGGAGGCCCAGGTGGCGACGGCATTGCAGCGCGCGGCGCGGATGGGAGTGCGGTAGGTTTAGGGGAAGTAAGAAACCCCACCACCACGCCCTGCGGGCGCGGTCCCCCTCCCCAAGCAAGTTGGGGAGGTACAAGAAAGGATTGTGATGAGTGGTTTTCATGAGGTGCGGTTTCCGGCGCGGCTGGCTTTTGGATCGGGGTCGGGGATTGAACGCAAGACCGAGATCGTGTCGCTGGCTTCCGGCTACGAGCGGCGGATCAGTCCGTGGGCGCTGGGGCGCCGGCGTTACCTGATCGGGGCGGGTGTCAAGTCGCTGGTCGATGCGGCGGAACTGCTGGCGTTTTTCGAAGCACGGGAAGGGCGGCTTTATGGCTTTCGCTTCAAAGACTTCGCCGATTTCAAAAGCTGCGCGCTGAATATCGGCGTGGCGGCGACGGACCAGGTGATCGGCACGGGCGATGGTGCACGAAAGGTGTTCCCGCTGTGCAAAGCCTATGGCGGCGTTGTGCGCGATATTACCAAGCCGGTCAGCGGCACGGTGCGCGTGGCGGTCGATGGTATCGAGGCCAGTGGTTTTACGGTCGATGAGACCACGGGCGTCGTGACCCTGGCCAGTGCGCCGGCGGCGGGCAAGGCGGTTACGGCCGGGTTCGAGTTCGATACGCCGGTGCGTTTCGATTCCGAACGCATCGACCTGACTCTGGAAGGGGTTGATGCCGGCCGGCTGACGGCGGTGTCGCTGATCGAGATACGAGTTTAAAGTGAGAGGCCCCCTCCGGCGCGACTGTGCGCGCCACCTCCCCGCTTTGCAGGGGAGGAGAAGAAGGTGATTTATGCGGACAATTTCTGAAACCATGGCCTCTGCGCTGGCGCAGGGAGCGGCGAAGCTCTGCCATGTCTGGCTGATCGAACGCGGCGATGGCGTCACGCTCGGTTTTACCGACCATGACCGGATGCTGACCTTCCTCGGCATTACCTGCCAGGCGCAATCCGGCCTGACGGCAGGCGCGGCAAGTGCGGATATTGGCGAGGCCGGCAGCGCGGCGGTTTCCGGTGTGATCTCGTCGGAGGCGATCCGGCCCGAAGATATCGCCACCGGGCTTTATGACGCAGCGAGGCTGCGGATCTATATGGTCGATTGGAGTAATCCATCCGACCATGTGCTTATGGGCGCAGGTACTCTGGCGGGGCTGGAATGCCGCGGCGGCGTAGCCGAGGGTGGCGCATTTATCGCCCATGTCGAAGGGCCGGCGGCGAAACTAGATCGGGTGATCGGACGCCGGTTTGGCTTCCTGTGCGATGCCGCCCTGGGCGATGCGCGCTGCGGTCTGACCGGTGCATTGCCGGCGGTCAGTTGCGACAAACGCTACAGCACCTGCCTGAATATATTCGACAATGTATTGAATTTTCGCGGTTTCCCCGACCTGCCGGGCGAGGACTTCCTGACGATCTATCCGCGCTCCGGCGATGTGATGGATGGCACGTCGCGGCAGCAAAGCGCCGGAAGATGATTGTGGCTGAGGCGCGATCATGGATCAGCACGCCCTACCGGCATCAGGCGAGTTCGAGGGGCGTGGGATGTGACTGTAGCGGCCTGGTGCGGGGGATATGGCGGACGCTTTATGGCACCGAGCCGTGCGCCTTGCCGGCCTATAGCCCGGACTGGGCGGAGGTTGGCGGGCAGGACCGGTTAATCATGGGATTAAGCGCGCATTTTGAGGCGGTGGATGTAGCGCGGCCGGGAGATGTGATCGCTTTTCGCATGAAGCCGGGCGCGGTGGCCAAGCATGTGGCGATCCTGAGCGCGGGCGAGGGCATAGGCGATCCGCAGGCGAAGATTATTCACGCCTATTGGGGCCATGCCGTGGTCGAGAGCTGGCTGGGGTCGTTTTGGCGAAGGGCTGTGGTGGGGGCGTTTAGATATCCGGCTTTGCCCCCTCCGTCAGCGACACCAGCCCTGCGGGCTTCGCCCGCAAGAACTGGGCGCTGACACCTCCCCCATACGCTTCGCTACAGGGGAGGAGAATTTGGAAAGGATTTGAGATTTGGCGCAGGTGGTATTGAGTGCGGTAGGGTCGGCTTTGGGCGGGCCGGTTGGCGGATGGATCGGCGCTCAGATTGGTTCGGCGATTGACCGCACGGCGGTCAATTCGCTGACGCCGGCGCGGCAGGTCGGGTCGCGCCTGACCGGCCTGCAACTGACCGGAAGCGCCCAGGGCGATCCGGTCAGGCAGGTATTCGGCAAGGCGCGCGTGGCCGGCACCATCATTTGGGCGGGGCGGCTGAGGGAAAACCGCGCGACGACGCGTGCCGGCAAGACCTCCGGCAAGACGGAAAGTTTCAGCTATACACTGTCGTTCGCCGTCGGGCTTTGCGAGGGACCGATCGATGGCATCGGACGTATCTGGGCGGACGGGCAACTTCTGGATCAGTCGGCGATTGCCTATCGGCTTTATCGCGGCGAGGAAAGTCAGACGCCGGACGCCCTGATAGAGGCGGTGGAAGGCACGGCGCCGGCCTATCGTGGCCTGGCTTATCTGGTGTTTGAGGATCTGGATATCACGCAATTCGGCAATCGGCCGCCCAACCTGTCGGTCGAGGTTTTCAGGCGTCCGGCGGGCGCATATGCCGATCTCGAAACCCTGGTGGAGGGCGTCTGCCTGATCCCCGGCGCCGGCGAATTCATCTATGCCACGGCGCCCAATGCGGTCTTGAGCGGCATGACGCGTGCCAGCTACGAGACGCAGCATACCGGCGATGGACGCACGGATTTCGTCGTCTCGCTTGATCAGTTGCAGGCGCAATTGCCCAATGTGAAAACGGTCAATCTGGTAGTGAGCTGGTTTGGTACCAGCCTCGATGCCGCCACCTGTACGATCCGGCCGGGTGTCGAGGCGGCAGAAAAAGTGACGACGCCGCTGGTGTGGGAAGTGGATGGTGTAGCGCGCGCGGACGCCCATGTGATCAGCCAGGTGGATGGCCGTCCGGCCTATGGCGGCACACCTTCGGATGATGTGGTGATCGCGGCGATCCGCGAACTGAAGGTGCGCGGTTATTCGGTGACCCTGATCCCCTTTATCCTGATGGATTGCGCCGGCTATCCATGGCGCGGGCGGATCACTTCCTCGACAGATATGACGGCCGGCGCGGCTACGGCGGTCAACGCCTTTATGGATGGCGCGTGGGGTTTCCGGCGGTTTGTGAAACATGTGGCTTCGCTGGGCGCGGCGGCGGGCGGGGTTGACGGCATCGTGCTTGGCTCTGAATTGCGCGGCCTGACGACGCTCAGGCGTGCGGCCAATACCTATCCGATGGTGGCGGCTCTGCGCGGTCTGGCGGCGGAGGTACGCGCTATCCTGCCCGGCGCGGACATCGGTTATGGTGCCGACTGGTCGGAATATTTCGGCCACCAGCCGGCCGATGGCAGTGGCCACGTCAGTTTCCATCTCGATCCGCTGTGGGCGGACAGCAATATCGATTTTGTCGGCATCGACTGGTATGCGCCGCTGACAGACTGGCGCGATGGCGCGGATCATCTCGACCGGGCGCTGGCGGATTCGATCTATGATGACGCTTATCTGCAGGGCCGGATTACGGCCGGTGAGGGCTATGACTGGTATTATGCCAGCGTAGCGGATAGGGACGCGCAGGTGCGTACATCGATCACGGATGGCGCCTATGGCGAGCCGTGGATCTATCGGCCGAAGGACATTGTGTCGTGGTGGTCGAACGCGCACCATGACCGGCCCAATGGCGTGCGACAGGCGGCGACTACCGCCTGGGTGCCGCAATCGAAGCCGATCCGCTTTATCGAGATCGGTTGCGGCGCCATCGATAAGGGACCGAATGCGCCGAACCTGTTTCTCGATCCTAAAAGCTCGGAAAGCGCCGTGCCGCCGTTCTCAAGCGGCGTGCGCGATGACCGGGCGCAGCGGGCTTATCTGACGGCCTATATGCAGCATTATGCGGCGCACAATCCGGTCTCGTCCGTCTATGGCGGGCCGATGCTGGCGGGCATGGCGGTGTGGGCTTACGATGCGCGGCCCTATCCGTATTTTCCGCAAAGGGCGGATGTCTGGGGCGATACGGCCAACTGGCGCACGGGGCACTGGCTGAATGGCCGTATCGGTGCCGGTGAAGCGAAGAACCTGATCGTCGAGATTGCCGCCCAGGCGGGGGTAACAGCACTTAACCTCGGTGAGGTGACCGGCGCGATCGACGGCTATGTTATCGAACAGCCGATGACGGCGGCGGACGCCTTGGCGCCGGTATTGGGTTATCTGGGGCTGAGCATTGCCGAACAGGGCGAAACGCTGACCTTTGTTGCTTCGGCGCATGGGGTGGATACGACCCTGGCCGCAGGCGACCTGGCCTATAACGACCAGAACCCGGTGATGACGCGTCGCGATCTGGTAGTGCCGCCGGCCAGCCTGACCCTGCGCTGTTACGATGTTGATCGTGATTACCAGTTGCTGGCGGTGACGATAAGGAGCGATCAGGCCGGCGCGTCTCAGGCGTCTGTGGACCTGCCGCTGGTTTTAAGTGCCGCGCAGGCGATGGACTATGCTGGCTATGCACTGCGGAGACTGCAGGGCGTCAGTCAGACCCTGACGCTCGATGTAGATCCGTTGCGCCTGCTGGAGCTGGAAACCGGCGATGGCGTGGCGTTTGGGGACTTGGCTTACCGTCTGGGGCATGTTGACCAGGCCGAGACACCGACACTCATCCTGGAGCCGACGCCGGAAGCGCGGTTATTGATCAGCGCCGATCCTTCAGTGGCAGGATCGGTCAGTACGGTGGTTTCAGGCTCTATCATGACGGGTTTCCGTTTGCTGGAACTGCCGTGCTTTGGCACAGACGAAGAGAATGCGCGGCCGGTGCTGGTGCCTTCGGCCGATCCGTGGACGGGGGCGGATGTTTATGCCGGGGCGAGCGCGGCGTCCCTGCGGCTGCGCGGGCGGGTGAATGAGGCGGCGGCGATCGGACAGCTACTGACGGCTCTGCCGGTGCAACGGGCGCATTATCTACATGCGGGCGCGTCACTTGATATCTATCTCGAAGGGACCGCGCCGTTCAGCCGCAGCCTGGAAGAAGTGCTGGCAGGCGAGAACTGCCTGTGTGTTCAGGCGGATAGTGGTGAGTGGGAGATCATCCAGTACATGGCTGTGACGGCGTTAGGTGTTGATCAGTATCGCCTGACCGGGCTGATCCGCGGGCAATGGGGGAGTGAACAGGCCCTGCTGGCGGGAATGAGCGCGGGGGCGGAGGTGGTTATCCTGCCGAACGGATTTGTGCGCGCCGACATGGCGCTCGAAGAGCTGGGCCTGGCGCGGCTGTGGCGTACGGGGCGGACGGGTTTTGGCGGCATGGCCAAGGGGGCGTTGGATGTGACGGCGGCCTGGACCGGATTGGCCTTGCGGCCGCGCGCGCCGGTGCATGGGGAGATGTCCGGCGATACGGTGAGCTGGCTTCGCTCGCCGCGTTATGGCGGGGATAGCTGGGAGGCCGAACCGCCGCTTTGTGAGGATTATGAGCTGTATCGCGTGCGGGTATTCGATGGCGATGACCTCGTGCGGGAGGTGGAGGTGAGCGCGACGGAATGGACATATGCTGAACGGACGGTGGATTTTCCGACCGGCTACGGAACGGAGGCGCGGGTGGAGATCGCGCAGAAGTCGCAGGTATATGGCTATGGGCCAGTGCTGAGTCTCACATTGGCGTAGCGCCCCTCCGTCTCGACGCGCTGCGACCTCCGGTCCGCGCGTTGCTCGACACCTCCCATTTGAGAAATGGGAAGGAGAAGTTGCCTTTAAAATTCATTCATTGAATTTGGCAAGCGCGACCGCGCGCCGCGCACGTTTGCGCGTGACCTTTTACGAAAGACTCAAGAGGCAAGCCGCCTTGGCGATGCTTGCCTCTTGAAACGATAGCGAGTAGGACACACCTCTATCGCGGAGGTATGTTTTACA